TAGTTTTACACAGACTGTTAATGATAAGTATTGGAACTTTGATATAAAAGGCTTTGCCGAGCCACTACAGTTCTTGACATATAAAAAAGGTGGCAAATATGATAGTCACATGGACATTAACTGGGAAAATTTAAACTCCAAAAGACCAAACAGAAAAATTACTACAATCATTCAACTAACAGATGATGATAAATATTATGGCGGTGATCTAAAAATTGACGTTGATAATAAGAATGATTTTTTTATACCAAGAAAGAAAGGCGATATAGTTTGTTTTCCATCTTTTCTTTTGCATAAAGTTTTTCCTATCAAGAAAGGTGTAAGACATTCTATTGTGTCTTGGTTGTCAGGCGACTCTTGGAAATAACTATACTATACCCTTTAATATATGTTCAATAACAACAACAGTCCACCCATTTCCAATCATCTTATATCTTTGTGTGTTAGAAACACCTTTTGTATAATCAATGGGAATTGTTTGTAATTGTTCTAATTCATTAATACTAACTCTATTTTCTTTATTTTTTGATTTTAATGGAACATTATGACCACCTGTACCCATATTTGCAGTTAAAGTTGGGCAAACACCGCTTTTATTTTCTCTAAAATAACTTCTTCTCCATTGAAAATATGATTTTTTCCAATTTGGTCTTTTTGGTAATGTTGGTATTGGTATATTTGTCCAATATAATCTTGGTCTATTTTGATGAACAAATAAATCGGAATTTATTGCATAAGGTTCAATACCAAATAAATTACCTAACTGTGTTTCTGGGTAAATATCAGACAATGTTTTAGAAATAACATCTTGATACTCTTGTTTCATTCTGACATTTTCAAGTAAAAAATATTTTGGTTTTAACTCTTTTAACAATCGTGCAAATTCATAAAATAATTTACCTCTTGGGTCGTTAAAATTTTGTTCTTTACCAGCAAAACTAAAAGACTGACAAGGTGAGCCGCCAAAAATTAAATCAATATCATAAATAAAATCTTCACCCTTTACATTTTGTATGTCGCCAAGATGAATAGTATTTGGATAATTTTTTCGTGCAATATCTATAGCATATTTATCAATTTCACTAGCATAATATTTGTCATATTTAATATTAGCTTTGTTTAATGCTAATTGACCACAGCTCATGCCATCAAATAAACTTAAAACATTCATTTTATCTTTTACAATCCTCATAAACAGCTTGATATTTATTAACAAGTTCTGGCTTTCTTAAATGTATCTCTCGTATGCCATGAATAACACTTGTATGGTCTTTGTCATACTTATCGCCAATCTCAACTAAACTTAATATTGAGTTTGTTTTTAATAAATTAAATATTAACCATCTTGCTATAGACAGCTCTTTTACCCTTCTGCGTGATATTAAATCAATGTATGATATTTGGAAATCATCACATATATGCTCTATTGTTTTATCTAAACATTTTTTATTTCTTAATTTTTCCATTTTCTTCTATTGCCCTATCTATGTAGAATTTAGCTTTCTCCAAATCTTGTTGAAAATTTCCTTTCTTAGTACATCTCCACACATACTTACTTGCATTACCAAGACAATAAGCAATAAAACCTTTTACTCCCAACATGGCTCGTATGGAGTCTAAAGCCTCTAACTTATCGCCTTGATAATGAGGTGGATTATTAACTAAATCTTCTTCCATTTAAAAAGGAATGTCGTCATTTGGCTCAACGCTTGATGGTGCAGCAGATTGTTGGTCTTTTTTTGCATGAGACACTACATTACCAATTTCTACTTTTAACGTAGCATTAGCATCACCATCTTTTTTAACGTAAGAATTTATACCTGAGATTTTACCAAATACAGTTACTGGCATACCTTTACTTAACCAAGATAAACTTTCACCATACTTACCCCAAACAGCACAATCATTATAAATAACTGTTTCTTTGTTAATGTTTGAAGCAACTGTAAAATTTAATACAGATGTTTCGCCAACATTTTTTAGTTCTGGATCGTTAGCAATATTACCAGTAATATTATATGAGTTCATATTTTTCTCCTATGGTTAATTAAACTCTATCTTCAAGAGCAGTCTTTCTGCTCGCAAAAATTCCTCTTACATAATCAGTATGATTAGATTTCATAATTTTATCAGCGTTATCTTTTGCCCATGCAAGTAAGTCGTCTATATTATTTATATTATTAATAACAACTTCATAACCTTCTTTTTCTAATTTATCTGCATGGCTATCTTCATCAACATAATCATCTTTTGGTAGTTCTTGTTTTGTTTCATGTGAAACATTATCAGGTGGTAAATCCTCACCCTTATATATAAACAAGCCATAACCAAACATACCTAAACATTTAACAAGACCTCTTTGAAAAGCAGTATTAATTTGAAAAGCATTAGGTTGTGCAACAGGTTTGTTTTTATAATCTAAAATAGGAAATTCCTCTGTAAGAGTTCTATCTTCTATTGTAATAGAAACTGATACAAAGCCCTGTATGTCACTTAATTTCTTAGTAAATGTAACATTTGGATAAGCCCTACTTACATGATCCCATGCAGTAGCCCACGATATATAATTAAATTGACCTTTTTTATCTATATCTTTCTTGTTAATCTTAATGGTGCTTAATGTTTCAAACACAGTTTTTTTAGTCATCTTTCTCTCCATTTTTTATTTGCGTTAATGTTTTTGAATATTTATCTTTGCCAATAGCTTTCCATCTACCACCCCAGTTATGTTCCATTCTTTTTTCAAATTCTGACCAATAAATATCCCAATCAAAACCACAATGTTTTTCATATAGCTCCTGCAGCATAACGTGTATCTTTTGTTTTTTATTCATTAGGCTTCTTGTAATGTTTGCGTGTTTCTTCACAGAAAAAAGAGTTTTCATATCTCTTTGGTCTATGACTGTATTTCTTACCTTTGGCGTTCTTTCTGCCATCTATTAATTTCTTTGCCATTATTTTTCCTCTACTTCTGCGTTCATAGGCATATGTGTAACAAGATACTTTGCTTTCATAGGTGGCATATCCCAATAATCATCTTTAGCCATCTCAAGGGCTTGTTCTGGCTTCCACGCCTTAAAACTTTTGTGAACTGTAATAATTTGTGTAACCTTAACTTTATACATTTTTTGTTTTGCTACTTTAGCCATAATTCTTTCGCCTTATTTTCTAACTCATCACCTAAGTTCCAATAAAAATCACCAACAAAATCTGGAGTATCTAAAACACTAATAGGGTCATCAAGCATAATTAATGATTGTCTTAGCCTTGCTTTTTTAATCATTGACCTTGAGTACAACTCTAAATTGCCAAAGGACATTTCTTCACAGTTATCTGGGTGGAAAGCCACCGCCTTGTTTTTATTACCTACTATAATAATAGGATAATATTCTCTGTTCATAGCTTCCCAATACACAGTAATTTGTTCTAAATAATTTAATCTTGGTATCTTGGGAATAGAGGCAACGCTGAAACCTCTACTCCCATCTTTCTTCACAGCACCTAAACGTGGCTGTAAGGTTTTATACTCGATTATGGTTTTAGGATTATTAATTAACATATCAGCGTAGCCAATAATCGGTACAGATAGTTCTTTTGGTTGCCATAATATTTGTTGTTCAAAATTAGCTTCAACAAATGTCTTATGTTTTGTTGGTGTAAAATTTTCACCTTTTCTTTCTTGTAAAGTATCAATCGTTACATCAAGCATTTTTTGTGCAGTTATGGGTGCGTGTTCTTTGCAGCCAATCATCTTTTGTGCATCATTTTCGTTTACAGCAACATGGTCATCAATCTTGTTACCAATCTCATCAAATATTAAATCTATTGTTTCTTGATCGTACTCAAAGGTATTCGGATTTGTTTCTTGCAAAGCCATATCAAGTGACTCATGGATTGCTGTTCCTGCTGTAGCTGGTACACCAAATTCAATTTTCTTTCTTTCTTCAGATGTAAGTTTTATATATTTAAACCACCATAGATTAAGTGGTATGTTTAACTGCGAGGCAGAAAAATGTTTTATATTGTATTCTTCTAATTTGTTTTTAAGTTCCATTTTATTTCCTTTCCCCATTATACTCAATTATTCACATAGGTCAATACACAATATTAATAAAGTTAATTTGTAATTTTATTTGACAGGTATATATCAATCTTTATGGAAACTTATTTACATTTAACAACAGCAAGCGTCATCATTATCTGTCTAAGCAAGATATTCTAAATCTTCATTGACAGACTCTGACTCATTGGTTCTCTTACGTCTCGTTCCACAACTAATGGACAAATCAATAGACCTAAGATTTACGTTGCTGTCGTTAATATGGTGAAAGAACATTATACAAATAACACTCACAATGTTTAACAGTATATTCTTCCACTCGTTTTTATTACCAGTAAAAACAAGTCCTCCCTATTGTGGTGAGGACTATTTTTTTGATTTTATTTAATAAAAATAGCTAGATTTTACGATTTTTTTGTGGTTGTCGAACTATGTCGAAATTGTGTTAGCCACCTAATAATGGGTTGCGGCTATTGTCGGTAGCCTTTTCTAGCTTCGATACCTTTTCTTCAAGTATGGCTATCTTTGTTTCTAGTGGCGAGACATCAACAGATGTTATCTCAACAGCTTCTAAGTTATCTAAACGATTATTTATTTCACTTGTAGCTACTGCAAAACTCCAGAAGCCACCACCAACAGCACCGATTACACCAATTACTGCTAAATACTTTTGTAGATTATCCATTAAATTTTTCATTAGTATCTCCTAAATAAATCTAAATTCTGACTGCTCACCATTTTATTCATTGCAATAGATGAGGCTTCTGTCATTGATATATGTGCATTAATATTATCACTTAAAACAACATTTGTATATATTTCATAAGGTTCGTAAAAGGTAACGTCTGGAATACTCATTGCAGAATAATTATCCCAACCTTGTTTATAATTCATCAATGCGATTAAATTCGATTGTCCTTGCACATCATACTCACCACTTTCGTTTTGGTTTTCTTCTATCTCCTCTTGCAAACTTTCCATGTTACTTTGGATCACACTTGCTACAACTTGGTCTGCTTCTGATGATGTCATAACTTCAGTCGTTATAGATTGTATTTCATTGGTTATGCTATCAGTCGTTACAGTCTGAACTTGTACGATAGCAACGCCCATTGCGTCATTACCAATAGGATTGACTTCGATAGTTTGAACGGACTGCAAAGCATTTTGCGTTTGTGTTTGCTCGGCAGAGATTTGA